TTATCTGTCGACCGAAGACTGAAAAAACACCCCCTCGAATCGGTCTATTTCCTTTTTTTTATGCTCAACGCAAAGGTGTCCGTAGCGGTCCTTAGTGATCTGGATTGAAGCGTGATCAAGCAGTTCCGAGAGTGTAGCAAGGTCGCCGCCGTTCATCAGGAAGTGCGAGGCGAAGGTATGCCGCAGGGTATGAAAGCACACATCTGAAAAGTCGGGCTTTCCCTCCTTCTGCAATTTTTTATTGCATGCCTCCATTAGCTTTTCCCAGCTGGTTTGCATATCAGCCATGTGCTGGCCCTTCCGCGTGGGGGATTGAAACACGAAGGGGCTGATTTTCTTTTTCGCTTGGAGCTTGCGCCATTCGGTCAACAGCACAGAGATTCCCCCCATCAACGGGGCCACGAACACCCGGCCCGACTTCATATCTTTTGGCTGAAATGTGGCAGTGCGGTTAATAAAATCGATCTGCCGCCATTCAAGCCCCATAATCATACCATGGCGCCAGCCAGTAGCGAGGGCAATCTGAATCGCCAGTTTCAGGTGCGGGGCAGTGCAGTTGTCCAACAGTACTTTGGTTTCCTCTACGGTGAGGAACCGCAGCCGCTTATTGTTGTAGTCTGGCATTTCCATCTTAGCCAAGTCGGCGGCCACGGCATGGAGTTCGGGATTTGTCCGGGCAGAGTGCCAACCGCACTGCAACGAATACATCCGTTTCAGCAGCTTGACAGTCTCACACACGTATTTTGTTGATAGAGTGCGGGAAAGTTCGGTGATCATATCCGCAACCTGCTTGACGGTAATGGATTGCAGGTCGTCGTTTAAATGGTTGTCGAGATGGCGCAGACAGAGGTGGTATATTTCCCGCGTCTTGAATGATAGGGCGTATGTATCGTCTTTCTCGTTGAAACGGTCAATCCAGTCTGAAAAATCTTTCTTGGCAGACTCCCAGGTAATGGGTTTTTCTTCCCCCGGCAGTAGAGCCCCGCGGCGGACAGCATCCTTTGCTGCGTGCAGATAATCTATTGCATCTTGTCTGCGGCTGGAAACGGCCTTTACAGACGTTTTCCCGTTTCGGGTAATACGGACATGCCACTTAACGGACGGTTGCATCCTGACGCGGCATTTAGGACATTCCTGTACGGCTTTCCCTGTCGCGTCCGGTGTCCATTTTCTACAATTGGGGCATACCAGTTTTTTAAACACTGATTTGTCGTTCATAACGACCTCACCATCTCCGCTACAAGCTTGCGCTTGGCATCATCCAGCTTTCGTATTTTTTCAATAAGATCCTGCTCATCCCGATTTAGATCAATAGGGGCAATCAGCTTTTTGAGGATGGCCGTTTCGGCAGCTTTCTTCGGCGCATCCTTCGCGTACTGGTCTAAAACCGCCACTACTTGGGCATTCGACAAACCGAGGCAGTGGGCCAAATAGGCCAGAGTTGAAGCGTCCACAACCGCATCTCGGTATAAAACAGCATTGGCTGTTTCCATGGTTTTTGGAAATTTGGAAGTTTTGTGCCAGTGTACCGTTGATGTGTCCATTTTGCGGAATGCGTCCTGTAGTGGTTTATAAGCCTTCATGTAACCCTCCATTTTCCTGTCATAACAGACAACTTACCTGTCTTGAAAGACATTAAACAACATAACTTAACGTTGTCAAGCATATTTTTTTAATGCATTACAAAAATGCCTCGTTTTTTAACTGCGTCGAAAATGCTATTTTCCTGCATGTCTTCTGGTAGGGGGGCGATACTGACAAGGTGATCATCCTTGAATCCCACGGCGTAAAAATTATCGCTACGGCCAAAGGCGTCGTCATTCACCTTGAATATCAGGTATCTCATATTGTCCACCAGCGAGGCGCTGGTGGGCTTTCCCAGTTTCTGGATTACTTCCTGGCTGGTCATGCCAGGGGCAAGATCCGTGGTGGTCATGTGCGGGCCACATCCGGCAAGGATGATGGTCAAAGCAGCCAACAGCACCAAATTCATTGGCTTCAACATAAACGCCTCCTTTATTTTTACCGGCTCATGCTGTATATACATACGTTATGCGCCTCAAGACCGAGCCCGTACAGGTCAGATTCACTCCCATGGAAAAGGCGGATCTCGAAAAAGTTGCTAAAGCGTATTCAATGAACCAATCCGAGCTGATACGCTGGCTTGTATCGAGAGAAGTCGCCCGCCTGTAATCCTGCACAAAGCCCCTCCCACTCTCTTTTTTACTTTCATGTAATGCCACATGGCATTACATTGGTTACCTCAAAATAATAACCATACTGCCCCATGTGGGCCTATTCTGTCAGGCTTGTATGCTACAAAAAATACCATCTTGCACTTAGGAGGCGGATTGTGTCTGCTAAACGTGATCTGATGATTTTTTTGGTTTCTCGTTACGGCTACGATCAAGGATTGCTTGTGCTTCGGCATCAGATAGACCTTTTACGAGATCAACCAGCTCCCGGGCCGCAGGAGAAAGAGAGAACATACCCCCCTTGCCCGTCTTAACCCAATCTTCGGACACCCCAAGCGCCAGGCAGAAAATTTTGATGAACTGGGGAGTGATCCCTACTCCGCCATTTAATATTTTGCTTACTGCCCCCTGAGTGTATCCAGTGATATCAACAAGTTCATTTCTGGATATCTTACAGGCTGCAATCGCCTGTTGTATCCGGTCGTAGACGCTTTCCATAAAAATTCCTTGATATCTTCTTTTTTATTATTGACAGGTCGTTTCCATAGGAATATACATAAAGCACAAATTCACAATAACACATTCTGAACATATTTCTACCAAACGAGTTAAAAAGGGGGTGATCAATTGATTGATTTAGTAGAAACACGAAAACGTTTCGATGAAACCGGCCGCAAAATGGCAACATGGGCAAAACAGCGCAATTTTGACCCGGTACGGTTTCGAAACACGCTGAATGGTACAGTTAAAATCAACCAGGAAGAAATCAATGCTCTCAAGGAAGACAATTTACTTGTGGAAAGGGGCAGCGTGTGAACATTGAAGCACTTATCAGTAAACTTGAGGCGCTTAAAACTATTCACGGCAAAGATATTGAAGTTTTGATCAACCACACATCGATGATAGAGCCGCAGCATATCCCCGCTGATAATGGTTGCCCTGCGTACATTTCATTGGAAAGCGAGTAGATTATGGCAAGAACAGAAGTGCAGAAAATAACCCTGACACAGTTTCAGAACATGGCCCGGGCCAGATCGGGAGCAGTGGCCCACCTGTACGGGCTTGCCCCTCGATATCTTTCGTTGGAATGTCTGCGGGGCAATGTACCAGGGGCCGTCAAGCGCGGAGGGGCTTGGTGGGTCACTCCCGATGGCATGGGCCGACTGTTCGGAGACAAGAAGCGGAAAGCGTAGCGCTATTTTTTTACCTTGTGTAACAGGTATTCTGTTGGAGGCGACAGACATGAAAAGCCAAATGCTGCAAACCCTCGACCGCCGCACCCGCCGGCAGACGGCCCGCGAATACGCCGAACAACTCCGGGGCCTGTTAATCCTGATCGCCCTCGTCGTCTCCTGTGGCACTATCTGCTTTTGCTCAACCGAAGATGCCCCGGTGCTGTCCCCGCCCTCGTCGCTGGCGAAAGCAGCCACCCATGACGAGGCTGAGACAATCCTCATGCACACCCGGGAGCGGAAGGACCGGGCGGAGATGGAAGCGAGGGTACGGCGATGAGCTACGCAGAAGACATCTTCAATAAATGGCTGCATTCAGACCAAAGCACTTCCAACGCTATGGAAGAGCTTGTGGCTTACGCCAAAGGGCTTGAGCATCAGCGGACCACCTTGCGGGACCAGTTTGCCATGGCGGCGCTGGCAGCAATTATCCCCCTCTGCCCAGACGACTCCCGCGGGAATCATTGCCAGGATGCTTACGCTTATGCAGACACCATGCTGGCCGCCAGGGGGCCCAATCCGAAAAATATTGAACGCCCATGACCACATTTATCGTCTTTGGGGTTTGTTGCGGTATCGCGGCCCTGATCGTCTGCATGGGGAGGATGAACGGACGATGATCGCAAATATCACGTACTTCGACGTGCCTCTGGTGGTCGAGTTCGAGTTTACCCCGGCGGACCGCGGCACAAAAGATGGTTACGGCCTACCGATCACGCCAGACAGCCCGGCGGAAATCGACATTGCAACGGTGAAGCACAACGACGGGGATATCACGGAGATGCTGTTGCAGAACCAGCTTGACGGGATCGAACGACAGGTGTGGGCGTTTCTGGCGAAGCAATAGAAAAGCCCCTTTGCAGGGGGGCCACTCCTGAAACGGTGATCGAAGGGATCACAGAAAGGTTACAAGCAAATGGCTAAAAAAACAAGAGTAATTCGACACGGGGATTTAGCGCTGGTGAAAATCGACAAGTTACCGGAAGGGTTACAGGCGGCCTCCACTCAAACCCTTATGCAGGGCAGCGGCGGTAATAACCACGATGTCCGCAATGGCACGGTGTACCTCAAGGGTGTTGACCAGTTCGTCTTTGGCTATCTGATGGCCACTACAGGTTGCACGCTCCTGCACCCGGACCATGGCGCGGGGAAAGGCGCCATCAAGACCGCGAAGCTGCCTGCGGGTGTTTACGAGCTCCGCCGCCAGTTCGAACACAAACATGAGTCCATGACCCAGGTCGTCGACTGAAAGGAACCGACATGCCAATTCGTATCGATAAATTGACGGAAAAACAGAAGGCCGTAATGCCAGCGTTCGCACAGGAATGGATCAATATCGGTCTCAAAACCGGCGAAACCGACTGGGCTACTTTCGACAAACACATGCCGATTTGCTACGAAAAAGCCGGCCTCCCATACCCGTCCCGCGTGATTCGGGTTTCCTCCCCGCTCGTTGGCGCTTTAGCCGCAGCAGTTGCTGAGGGGATTTGGCGTAAACGCCGCGCAAGCGGCGTTTACGCGGTCGGTGGCGCGGTCCGTGACGCGGTCCGTGGCGCGGTCGGTGTCGCGGTCGGTGGCGCGGTCGATGTCGCGGTCCGTGGGGCGGTCGATGGCGCGGTCGGTGTCGCGGTCCGTGACGCGGTCCGTGACGCGGTCGATGGCGCGGTCCGTGACGCGGTCCGTGACGCGGTCGATGGCGCGGTCCGTGACGCGGTCGGTGGCGCGGTCGATGGCGCGGTCGGTGTCGCGGTCGGTGGCGCGGTCGATGTCGCGGTCGGTGACGCGGTCGGTGTCGCGGTCGGTGACGCGGTCCGTGACGCGGTCGATGTCGCGGTCGGTGTCGCGGTCGGTGACGCGGTCGGTGACGCGGTCCGTGACGCGGTCGGTGGCGCGGTCGGTGTCGCGGTCGATGGCGCGGTCGGTGTCGCGGTCCGTGACGCGGTCGATGTCGCGGTCGGTGACGCGGTCCGTGACGCGGTCGGTGGCGCGGTCGGTGTCGCGGTCGATGGCGCGGTCGGTGTCGCGGTCGGTGACGCGGTCCGTGACGCGGTCGATGTCGCGGTCGGTGGCGCGGTCGGTGGCGCGGTCCAATCAGCTGCCAATATTGCCAATAAAGCCGGAGTCTCGATCTCTTGGCATTACTGGATCGGTGGCCAGTTCTGGGTAGGCGGATGGTGGTGGGGCGTGGCCTTCGTCGCTTTTTTCATGGATGTCTGCAAGCTCAAGCTGGCGAAAGATATTGTAGATCGCGCTACCGCTTATCGCAAGGTCTGCGAATCGGTCAACTATATCTGGCCCAATCGGGACTTCGTTATGGTCTGCGCCCGCCCGACCAGGGCTGAAAAGGATAATCAAGGTCGCCTGCACTCATTATCAGACATGGCGATCAAGTACCCTGATGGATGGGGTCTGTACTTCATTCATGGCGTCAGGTTCGACGATGTGAACCTTTGGAGATCAATCTCCGACGGGTCAATTTCCGCTCCTCAGGTATTCGCAATCGACAACATGGAACAACGCCGGGTAGCGTATGAGGTGATGGATAAGTCCAAAATGGCGGGGTTGGATGGTTTGGAGGTAATCCACGAGGTCGCAGATGACGGCCACGGATACCCCATGCGGATCGTCAGTTTCAAACTGCCGGGTATACGGCAGCCGTTCCGTTACCTGAATTGCCATTGTCCCAGCGGAGGCCGGGAATACTATCTTGAAACTCAGGAAAAGGACTGTTGGAAGGCGAAGGCGGCGAGTTTCGGACTTCCTGCCGATGTGGAGTGGTCTGCTGAGTACTAAAAAAGAAAGAGCCGCTAGCACGGCTCGATCAACAACAGTGACTTTGGAGGTCACGAAGGAGAATACCACATGAACGTAATTTTGCAACCCTCAAGACCAACGCATGCGATAGAGGAGCGAATCATCGTAGATGGGCGGGATATTGGTCGGATTTATCCTGGCAATGATGACCCCGATAACCGTTATGGATGCCAACTTAGTTTTCAGGTCGGGGAATACATCAACTGTCACGGTCACGGCCCGACTAAATATTTAGCAGTCCAAGCAGCCATCTACTCCGCCATTTGTGCTGCACGCGATTTGAACGATCAAGCCGCCGCGCTTATGGGCATTGATAAAGAAATCGCTCACCTTGCCGAACTCAACGCCGGGGATACGGAAGAGCCGCAGAAGGAGGCCTCGAATGGATAATGAAATAACCACGATACCGGCAGCATCAATCACACCGATGGACCTAATCGTGAGAGCGCAGCATTCGAACGCGAGTATTGACCAGATGCAGCAGCTTTTCGACCTGCAACTTCGCTATGAGGCGAATGAGGCGCGGAAAGCATATAACGATGCCATGGCAAATTTCCGGGAGAAAGCCCCGGCGATTGCCAAGACTCGTACCGGCCACAATATCAAATATGCGGGCCTTTCGGAGTCCATCGAAGCCATACAACCTTTGCTTTCTCAATTCGGCCTGTCCCACCAATGGAAGACACGGCAGGACGGTAACCTTATCACCGTTGAATGCACCGTCACGCATCGTATGGGGCATTCGGAGTCAACCAGTTTGTCCTCTTCCCCTGACACTAGCGGCAGCAAGAACGCAATCCAAGCTATCGGGTCGACGGTCTCCTACCTCGAACGCTACACCCTCTATGCAATCCTCGGGCTCTCAAGTCGGGACATGGACGATGACGGCAACGGGGCCGGTAAAAAAGATGACGCCCCGATTATCACCGAGGCCCAGGCAAGCGACCTGCTCACCCTGATCGAGAATGTGGGGGCGGACGTGGCAAAATTTTGCGTGTACTGGAAAATTGACGCCGTGAAGTATCTCCCCGCTGCCAAATTTGCCAGTGCCGTAAAGATGCTCGAAAAGAAACGGGGGGCGTGATGGATATCCAGCAGGGTACGCCCGAATGGTTTCAGATGCGTCTCGGCAAGGTCACGGCCTCCAAAGTGGCTGACGTAATGAGCAAGGGACGGGGCAGCGCGGAATCGGCTGGGGTTCGGAACTATCGGGCGCAGTTGGTGTGCGAGCGTCTCACCGGCGCTATGGAGGAAACCTATACCAATGCCGCCATGCAGCGCGGGACCGAGTTGGAACCGTTCGCCCGTGAGTGCTACGAGTTTTTGAAGGGCGTCACGGTGGAGCAGGTTGCCTTTATCGATCACCCAACAATCCCGATGGCCGGGGCAAGCCCGGATGGGCTGGTGGGGGATGATGGGCTGGTGGAGATCAAATGTCCAAACACGGCAACGCACATTGATTACCTGTTGGGCGGTGAACCTCCCGCTCAATACATACCGCAGATGACATGGCAACTCGCCTGTACTGGCCGGAAATGGGTGGATTTCGTTTCCTACGACCCGCGCTTGCCCGAAGAAATGCAATTGTTCGTTGTGCGTTTCCGCCGGGATGATGGCGAGATTCAGAAGATGGAGGCCGCCGTTGTCGCTTTCAACTCTTCCGTTGACCAGATGATTGCCGACCTCAGGGCGCTGCGGGCATGAAGCAGAAACTCACCATATCATCCGAGCCCCTGCGCCACCGGGCCATCGAGATCATCAGGGCACTCCCCTTGGATGTTGCCCATGACCTCGATATCCGGGAGCATAAGACCACTCGCAACCTCGAGCAGAACGCCCGGATGTGGGCCATGCTCACCGACATATCAGAGCAGGTTGACTGGTACGGGCAGAGGCTGACCAAAGAGGATTGGAAGGACGTATTCACCGCCTCGCTGAAGCGTTTAAAGGTTGTACCCGGCATAGACGGTGGTTTTGTGGTTATCGGGGCGCATACGTCCAAAATGAGCGTTTCCGAGATGTCGGAACTGATCGAATTTGCGATGGCCTTCGGGTGCCAACACAACGTGAAATGGAGGGATTACGAATAATGGATTGCCCACATTGCAAAGGGAGGAACGGCTACCGCCTCATAACGATCACTCCGGTGCCGTCCTCCCTCGTAAGGATAAACGACCACGCAGCACCATTTGTCTCAGCATACAGTTGCATCTACTGCGGCCACCATGAGGAACTATTTGCAGATCACCCCCGCATGGAAATCCCCATCTTGCCCCGGCCGGAAATGTCTTTAGCCCAGGTCGTACGGGAGCATTTTGAGGACATAACAACGATGCGGGAAACAGACCCGTGGCCCGACATCTGCCAATGGGTAAAAGCCAAGTTTGGGATTATCTGCTCCCCTCAAACGCTGACGAACACGTATTGCACCCATAAAACCATGATGCGCAAGTCTCTGGAAAGGATGGCGGCATGAAAGGGCATTACGACCGCAAGCCCCGCAAGTTGACGCGGGAACGATTAATAGAGTTGTCCGGCATGCTGCAATCTGATGTCCGGGCTGAAATAGGATGTAGCAAGTCCGCTTTGATCACAGCTATCAAGCGCGAGGGTGTGAGGCACCTTTTCCCGACGCGTAGTGAGGCGGCGGCGATCTACAGGGCCGGGTATTGCGATACCCCCATGCGGCAGATGGCGGGGCAGATATGAGCGACGCCTACCTGGACTTCCTCAAGAGCAAAATAGAAATCGCCCAAGAGAGCGGTTTTGAAGTCCCTGACTCTGCCATATCTCTGGTGCTCAAACCTCACCAGCACGCCGCGGTAAAGTGGGCGATCCGTGGTGGGTGCCGGGCACTGTTCGAGTCGTTCGGCCTGGGTAAATCCATTCAGCAACTGGAAATCTGCCGCATCATCGCACAGCACGAGGGCGGCCGAGCGCTTATCGTTTGCCCCCTCGACGTGCGCCTGGAGTTTGCCAACGACGCCCATAACCTGCTCAATCTCCCGACCCGGTACGTCCGCAATATGGCCGAGATCAAAGCATCAACCGAGCAGGTACTGATCACCAATTATGAGCGAGTGCGCGACGGCGATATTGACCCGAGCTATTTCGCCGTCACCTCCCTGGACGAAGCATCAATCCTCCGGTCGTTCGGTTCGAAAACGTATCAAGAGTTTCTGCCAAAGTTCGCGCAGGTACCGTACCGGTTCGTTGCTACGGCCACTCCTTCGCCCAACCGGTACAAAGAGTTGATTCATTACGCCGGGTACCTGGGGGTGATGGACACCGGGCAGGCCTTGACCAGATTCTTCCAGCGCGATAGCAGCAAGGCGAATAACCTCACGCTATACCCTCACAAAGAGGATGAATTCTGGCTGTGGGTGTCAACCTGGGCGCTCTTCATCACCAAACCCTCTGACCTTGGCTTTGACGATGCCGGTTATGACCTCCCGCCGATGGATATCCGGTATCACGAGATCAAGGTGGACCATGCCGGCGCCGGGGCCGAGCGCGACGGGCAGATGAAGCTGTACCGGGATGCCAGTTCCGGTGGCTTGCCGGCGGCCGCCAAAGAGAAACGGGACAGTATGGTTCAGCGCATTGCCAAGGCCGCTGAGATTATCAACGAGGCGCCGGATGACCATTACCTGATCTGGCATGACCAGGACAGCGAACGTGACGAGATCAAACACACCATTGAGGATGTGGCTATCATCACCGGGACTGGAGACTTGGAAGAGCGCGCCGAACGTCTCCATGATTTTGCCAACGGCATAATCCCCCGCATGGCTACCAAGAAAAGCATCAGCGCTGCCGGGGGGAACTTCCAGCGCCACTGCCATCGGGCAATATTCGTCGGCATCGATCACAAGTTCCACGATTTCATTCAGGCCATCTACCGAATCTATCGTTTCATGCAGCCGAACCAGGTCCGCATCGACGTGATCTATACGGAATCCGAGCGGGCCATCCTGGAGGACCTGAAACGGAAGTGGACGCAGCATGACCGCATGGTCGAAAAGATGATTGCAATCATCAAAAAATACGGGCTGTCGGCCGCTGGGAAAGAGGGCGTCCTGCAGCGTCACATAGGAGTAAAGCGCGTGGAAATCAAAACCGACCTTTTTACCGCGGTCAATAATGACTGCGTTGAGGAAACCACCAGGATGCCGGACAACAGCGTCGGCCTGATCTGCACCAGCATCCCGTTCGCCAACCATTACGAGTACACCCCCTCGTACAACGACTTTGGCCACACCAGCGGCAATCCTCATTTTTGGGCGCAGATGGATTTCCTCACCCCGCAGTTGCTTCGGATACTCCAGCCGGGCCGCATTGCCGCGATCCACGTCAAAGACCGCATCCTGTTCGGCAACACGACCGGCGACGGCATGCCGACCTGCGATTCCTTCCACGAGGAGACGAGCCTGCACTTCCAGCGGCACGGCTTCAAGAAGATCGGGATGATCACTGTGGACACGGACGTGGTGAGGGAAAACAACCAGACCTACCGCCTGGGATGGACGGAACAGTGCAAGGACGGCTCTAAAATGGGAGTGGGCTGCCCGGAATACATCCTCCTGTTTCGTAAACTCCCTTCTGACAAATCCACCGCCTATGCCGATGTGCCGGTGGTGAAGAGCAAGGAGGAATACCCATGTTCCAGGTGGCAGTTGGATGCTCATGCTCACTGGAGGAGCTCCGGGGACCGGTTGCTCACCCCTGACGAGATTGCCGCGCTCCCCATCGACGGCGGGGCCTTCCAGGCGGCCTACCGCAAGTACAGCCGGGACAGCATTTACAATTACCACGAGCACCTGGCCATGGTGCAGCGCCTGGAGGAAAGCGGCAAGCTGCCAAAGATTTTCATGGTGGCGGCGCCAGCGTCAATCAACAGCGATATTTGGGACGATATTAACCGCATGCGGACCCTCAACACCGCTCAAAGCATGAAAGGGCGGCAACTTCACGTCTGCCCCCTGCAGTTGGATATCGTGGAGAGGATCATCACCAGGTACAGCAACAAAGGCGATGTGGTCATGGACCCGTTCGGCGGCATCATGACGGTGCCGTACATGGCCCTCAAACTCGGGCGCCGGGGGTACGGCATCGAACTGAACCACGATTATTTCCGGGACGGCGTCGGGTACTTGAAAGCGGCCGAGGAAGAGATGGCCATGCCCACCCTGTTCGACTTCATGGAGGCGGCGTGAAACTTCTCGATTTATTTTGTTGCCAAGGCGGGGCGGGAATGGGCTACCACCGTGCCGGATTCGACGTGACGGGCGTAGATATCAACCCACAGCCCCGCTACCCCTTTCGATTCATTCAGGGGGATGCATTGGAATATTTAGCGGCCCACGGGCATGAGTTCGACGCTATCCATGCAAGCCCACCGTGCCAAGCATACACCGCCATGAAGACAATGCCAAAATACAAAGATGGGCATCCTGACTTTGTTGGTGCGACCCGGGGATTGCTCAAAAAGATAGGTAAGCCGTTCGTAATAGAAAATGTTCCGGGCTCTCCCCTCAAGGCTCAACTCATGCTTTGCGGGACTATGTTTGGGCTTGGCATTACAGCAGCAGATTTACAACGGCACCGTTACTTTGAAACCTCTTTTGATGTTGGGCTGGTGCCATGTTGCGACCACCGGAAAAGGGCGATAGGGGTATACGGCAATGCTGGCGGCAGAAGTTTGAGAGACGGCATTACTCAGTTCAGCACGGCGGAATGGCGCGAGGCAATGGGAATAGACTGGATGAACGGCAAAGGTCTGGCCCAAGCGATCCCGCCGGCATACACCGAATGGATCGGGCGGCAATTGATGGAGTATCTGAATACCCTGTAACCCAACCCCCGCCCTGATGGGAGAAAGGAGAAGAGAATGAGTAAAAGCCATGCAGAGGAAATTATAGCAGTGCTGTGGGTTATATCATCCGTTCTTGGATTTGGTTTTGGCTACATGATGTGGGGGTGGACGTTCGCATTTATGGGTGCTACCTCAACAATCGCATCTATCGGGTACGCGGTCAAAGAGGTCGGGCGCGAACGGCGTGGGGCTTGACCGCAAATATCCCAACGGTATCCCGTCAATATTTTAAGGAGAAATAATATGCAAAAGTTTGCGAAGCTTTTTGAAACGCAAGAGCACGGCCAGATACTCGTTAAACTTGATAGCGGGGATGATGGCGCACCTGAACTCAGATATTACTTTGCACCCGAAGGGTTGGGCGTCTGTTCCATGGCAATCAACGGGAAGGACACTGATAAGGGGTGGTCGGCTATGGCACAAGTTTTTGACGAGCAGACATCTGAAACGGCTTCTGAGGTAGTAGCTGATTTAAAAAGGCAGATGGGTATTTAACAATCACCCACCACGGCGGAAGGGGGAGAAGGATGATTATTTTGGGGATTGACCCCGGCATCAAGGGGGGCGTGGCGTGGTGTTGGGACAATGGAGAATCGGTCAAATCACATCCTATGCCAGCGACGCGGAAACAGCTTTACCAGCTTTTGAGAGACAACCTTGCCGGCGCAAAACTCAAGGCTGTTGTCGAGTCTGTCCACTCCATGCCGAAACAGGGCGTCGCCAGCACGTTTAAATTTGGTAAAGGGTATGGTGAGGTGCTTGGAATCCTCACGGCCCTTGGAGCCGAGATTATCGAGCCTACTCCGCAAGCGTGGAAGAAGGTGGTACTGGCCGGGACCGACAAAAGTAAGGACGCCGCAATACAGGTTGCGGAGAACCTTTACCCGGAGATCAACCTAGTGCCAAAGGGATGCCGAAAGCCCCATGACGGGATGGCCGACGCCGTATGTCTCATGCACTACGGGCGCACTCTGCCATGATGCTACCCAAAGACAAACCAGAACGCAGCCCGATGTATCTGTCCTTCATCCGCCGCCAGCCCTGCGCAATGTGTGGCCGCCTGGACGGTATCAATTCACACCACACCGAGGGCGGGGGCATGAGCACCAAGGGGAGCGATTTTAAGACCATCCCGTTGTGTTACCTCTGCCACCATAGGCTGCATAACCAGCATGGCAAGCGCGGCCCGTGGGGTGCTGATAAATTGGCGGAGATGATCGCAGGGTACAATGAGCGATTCAGGGCGCAGCAATAACCCAGTGGCAGATTTGCCACAAAATTAACAGCGGGGCAGCACTGAAGGACGCGCAGCGGTAGCGCAGGTAACAGGCATCCGTAGAGATGGCCCACATGATCTGATAGCCGGTATCAAGCCCGGCCCCCGCTAACAATTAACAGGATGGAGGAGACCATGCAGGAAAAGCCGACCGGATACATAGCGAGATGTAGATGCGGGGCTATTGTTGGGGCCCTTGATTATGGCCGCACCAACCGCAACGATGCTGGCAAAATATTGGGGAAGTGGTTAGCTGGCGGCAACACGGTAGAGCCAAGATTTGGCACGATTTGGATGGTAAAAATAGAGTCATGCGGCTGCGACAGCCCGACTCCCGCCGCACCGGAGGGGATGAAATATCCCGTTACCGTGACGTTAAATTTTGGTCTGGATACCCAAAATATCGAACATATCCAGTTGATAGAAAAACAACTAGATGTGGCGCTACTGTCATGCGGGTATGCACGGTCAACAAGTAGCAAAACCGGCGCCCAGGTGGTTTTTAACTATTTGCAATGCGGGATTATCTTGGAGGTACCCCATGAACAATAACGAAGAGTTGAAGGAAAGAGCAAGGGCATGGGTTCGGTCGAAATACTGTAACTCGATGGCGGTTCCGGAAGCCGACAAGATCATACAAGGTCTTCTCGCGGCCCTGGAAGCGGCAGAATTGGACGCTGAATGCAACCGGATACAGGCGGTTGACAGGGGCAATAGTTTTGCCGCCCTGCAAGCCGAGAACGCCCAGTATAGAGAGGCACTGGAAAGGATAGCCAAAATGGATGGAGAAAATTTCCCTATCGTGTTTGCAAAATGTGTCGATGCTGCCCGCGCTGCTCTCAAGGAGGTACAGGGGTGAGCGAAATAATGCTGGAAGCAGTTTTAAGGATGCCTATTGAGTTGTGGAACAATGGCCCAATAGACCAGATGCAGCGGCATTCCCGGTATATCCAGGCCGCTGACGAGATCGCCCGCCTCCGCGCCCAGGTATCCGAGCTTACCAAGGAGCGGGACGCGCTGAAACAGCAGTTATCACTCTTAGGACCCGTATGCGCAAAAATCGTATTACCGACTGACCCAGATTATATGCTGATGATGACAAAAGCCGATTACGACAAATCCCTTGAACAGGCCCGTCAAGAGACGGCGCGGGAGATCATCCAGTATATCATCAACCAAGGGACTGTACCCGACGCTATAGGATCAACGCATATTTACGATATCCAAGATTGCGATTTGGATGAGTTACGCGACAAGTACGGCATTAAGGAGGACGTATGACCGGCAAGGGCCAAGAAAGCAACAAAGATGTATTAACCCGGTTGGCAAAAGGTCTTTCAAAATTAGGGTATTCGTAAAAAGTCGTTGACGCATCAAAAATGTACTCAATAAAGTTACACATATTTAACGGCCTGGGCGCTGACCGCCGTCTTTGGGCGGCATCCTGGTTAAACCGGCGAACCACTAATTTACGGGAGGAATTATGCAATTATTGGATCAGTACCTTGACCTGCAAAAACAAATTTTCGACTACTTCGGATATGTCGAGGACTGGCGAGCAATCCCGATTGATGACGCCAGAGAGTATTTCTGGCACTTGACCGGAGAGGCCCACGGTGATGAAGTCAAATTCGCCAGGGAAGAAAAAAACCTCTTCGGCGGTACGAAGGATGATGGATATTCAAACGAAATCTACACTCAGCGGTTTCTGCCAAAGTGGGTTTACCGTGGCAAGGACTACACCATGATCTGCGTGGACACTCACACGGACGGCAACAAGTTTTTACAAATATTCGATAATGCGAAAGAGCGACCATAGTCGGCTTAACATCTGGTTATACCGCCACAATGGCGGTATAACCAGATTGACAGTGAGTAGTTATTTTACTCATCCGTCAACGACTTTTTACGAATGCCCCAAAATTATCTTGCGGCTGCTGTTTTTTACGAATATGGCGACCAAATAATTGACTGTGGACAACATGGGGGGAGATGGGCATGAGCAAGACACCGGAGGAACTGTTTGAGGAATGGTTTTACCAAGAAACAGGCGCTTGGCGGCATACGGCAAATGTTGACCCTGATCACGCTAAAATAGCCTTCCTCGCAGGTCTAGCCACCGCCCATGAATGGCAACCATTACCGCCAGCGCCAAAGGGTTGAGCCAAATTAAGCCAATAGGCCGAAGGGAGAGAATAATGGAAGAATTGCAAGAAGAAATAGCTCTTTTGCTTGAATCGACCGCCAACATGCTCAGGGGTATGACTCTGGACCCCGCGATACCCCAGCATGCTAAATCTGCGATGTCGGAGAAGATACGGCTTCTAGAGGAAATGGTCGAAAGGCTGGTCTGATTAACCAACACCACCGGGAAGGATAGCCCCCTATCCGGGGGCCACGATCTTTGACAACTCCATACGTATTTTTTCGAGTGTGCCGGCGCGGATGATCTCAGATGGAGGCCGATTCATGGCAACAGCGGCGGATTCAATTTCCCGCTGCTCTTCCTCGGTCCACCTGACCGGCCATCGTACTTGGCGGTTGCTTGAGCCGGGTTTGCGCCCGGCCCCCTCTCGTGCGCCGCCCCTCATCACCATAACCCGTTTGCTTTTTTGATCTCGTTGGCTTCCTGCATCTGAACGCCGAACGATTTTGAGATGCATTCGACCATGGAATAGGAGCGGTCCCCGGTATCGGCGTTGATGAACTGTTTGCTGCCACGCTTCAAAACATTGAGGGTCATTTCTTTGCCGCGCACCTGAGCTTTAATCGTGGTGGTTTCGTTCGCGTTCATGGTGTGGCCTCCTGGTTTGATGTGTTCCCATCGTTGATTTAACAATAACACCACCAATGATATTTGTCAACACAAAAATCAAATAAAAATACGTATGGAGAAAAATAATTGAAATCGAAAGGGTGGATATGCGCGAATTTTCAACCGGGGCAACCCGGGATGGCGATGATGACAAAATTGATTTTGAGGGTTTTCTCTCCCCCGCTGTGCTTGAACGGTATGCGGCATACATGAACCAGCACCGTACCCAGGCCGACGGTAATCTGAGGGAATCCGACAACTGGCAAAAGGGTATCCCGCTGAACGCCTATATCAAGTCAGGCTGGCGGCATTTCTTCGACTGGTGGCGCGATCACCGCCGGGGAGTATGCAACGAAGAGGCTCTGTGTGCTCTCATTTTCAACGCCATGGGCTATCTGCACGAAACACTCAAGGCCAAAAAAACAGTTGGCTACTTAAAAAAAGAGATAACGAAGTAGAGACAAAAATGTCTAGATATGATAGGGTAGCTCAATATAAAATTACTAGTTCAGCCTGTGCAGGGGTTCGGCTAGTTTACGGTATGGCTTTTAGCCAGAAGCAAAACCCCCTTTTCCAAGTGGCTGCATCCATGAGGATTGGGGGTTTTGTGTTTACAATGGTGATATAATGGCACAAAAAGACGTTAAAAAGGTCGAGTGCTGCGATATAAAACTTTTTGGTGTGCTGATAGACCCGGAGAGCAAAGAGGAATATCTGGCACCGTTGCATGCCAACTACTGCCCCGTTTGTGGGACTCCATTGCTTGTCCACGCGGCGGGGTGAAATATGGGGCCACAATGCGAAGACGGCTACACCAAGATTGCAAATGAGTTGCTTGATGCGTTATGTCTTACTCGTATCCCAGGTGAATCAATGCAGGTTTTTATGACCATCATGAGAAAAACTTATGGGTATGGGAAAAAGTCGGATGTGATCGCATTGAGCCAGCTTTCGGACGCTACGGGCATTGTAAAAACCCATATCTCGAGAGCCATTTCGAAGCTCGAAAACATGAATATGATAGTTACCCAAAAAGGTAACGCAAAAGGCACAAGTTATGGAATTAACAAGAATTACAATACATGGTTGTTGTTACCCAAAAAGGTAACGTTACCCAAAAAGGTAATAATCGTTACCCAAAAAGGTAATTTGCCGTTACCCAAAAAGGTTAATACAAAAGAAAGAGAATCTTTTAAAGAAAAAAAAGAAAGGGAGATGTTCGAAATCTGTATCGCTTGGAAAGCATACGTAGAGATGAGGGTTAAAATTAAAAAGCCTCTGACTCCTTATGCCATGAAACTACGAGTAGGCGATTTGATAAAATTACAGGTGCAAGGGCAAGACCCTATCGCGGTGCTCAACCAATCAACTGCGGCGTGCTGGCAAGACCTTTACCCCCTGAAAAAAAATGATGCCCAGCTGGTTGAGGAAATTAAACAGGCTGTAGCCCCTGAAATGTCTGATGCAATAAAACGAGCAAGGGAACGCTATGCAGGATCAGAAACTACCGCCGCAGGATGCGGCTGCTGAAATGTCGGTACTTGGCTCGATCTTCCTCGACAACGAGACGGTGCATACGGCCCTCTCCATCCTGTCGGGTGATGATTTCTACCGGGAGCCGCATCGTAAAATCTTCGGCGCCATGGTGAGCCTGTCGGATGCAGATAGCCCGATTGACGCGATCACCCTCAATGACGAGCTGCGGCGCCGGGGAGATTTGGAAGCCGTTGGGGGTATGGCCTACATCCTCACCCTGGCCGATTACACTCCAACCGCAGCAAACTGCGCCTACTACTGCCGGATTGTCAAAGACCGGGCACTGAACCGTAGGATGATCACAGTCGGCAACGAATTGACGGCGTTGGGGTATGCCGAGGAACCTGGCGCTGGGGAATTGCTCGAATCCGCGCTGATGAAACTGTCCGTGCAGCAGAAAAACGAACCGGTAGCTGTCACCGACTTACTGAGAGACGCCAATAAGCGGTTACAGGCCCGGCATGATCGCAGGGGACAGGTGCAGGGTATGAGTTTTGGCATCCCCGCCCTGGACAACATCACCGAGGGGCTTCATCGTGGCGACCTCGTCATTATCGCTGGCCGGCCCTCAATGGGCAAATCTGCCCTTGCATCGAACATCGCGGAAAACATCTGTGGCGCCACCAACGATGCGGGGATGATTTTTAGCCTCGAAATGTCCCGGGAAAACATCATGGACCGGATGATAACGAGTCGGGGGAGAATCAACTACACCCGGATGCGCAGCGGTCAACTCCACGACACTGAATGGACAAAATGTGTAAGGGCGCAGGAACAAATCAGCCGCATGCGCCTGTTGATAGACGATACCCCGGCAATCTCGCTGCGGGAGATCCGCTCGAAATGTCGGAAACAGAAACGCTCTGGTCTGGATTTGGTGGTAGTAGATTACCTGCAGCTGATGAGGATGAGCGAGAAAAACAATAGGTCGCAGGAAGTGGGGGAGTGTTCCCGGGGGTTGAAACAACTGGCGAGGGAATTGGATTGCGCTGTTGTTCTGCTTTCCCAACTGAGCCGAGCCGTGGAAAATCGCCCCAACAAAAAACCCACAATGAGTGACCTGAGAGATTCGGGCGAGATTGAGCAGGATGCGGACATGATTTTGTTCCCGTTCCGCCCGGCGGTGTACTGCCAAAAATGCATAGACCGAGTGGACGATGACCACCACAACCTCTATGAGCACATGTCGGTGGCTGAGTTGATAATCGCCAAACAGCGCAACGGGGAAGCCAACAGGTCAATCCCCCTGATATGGCTCGGGGAGTTCCAGCGTTTTGAAGGTGTCGAGTAACAGGTATTTTGTTGACAACAACAGGCATTTTGGGTTATAGCGGAATTAATAGCCGGAGGGCGTGGCCCGCGCCCCCAAACGACCCCTGAGAGCGCAGGGGCATGAGATATAGGATGAGCGAGGCGGCAGCGCCCCCAAAACCCCATATACTCCGGCCAATAACCGCAGCGGAACATTGTACGCAGCCAACATATCCGCAGATGGCCCAAACCCACGGGCCAAAACTGCATAACCAAGCGCAGCGCCGGCCAGCGCCGCAAGCGCGCCCAACCAACGGGCGGGAGAGCACCGTGGCGGAACCCACCGAGAAAACCACCAGGAAGAAAGACCCACGCAAAGCTCCAAAGCATACCCCTATCAAGAGAATTGTGGCCCAACTCGCTGCTGGCAATAACAAAACTCAAGTCGCCAAAAATCTGAATGTTTCTCCAAACGCGGTCGGGCAAATGCTTAAGAGATATGGGATTACCGACAAACACTTGGAATCGTTCAAGATAAACAGGGCAGATATATTTGCAGGGCTACAAGAGACGGTCGCCGGGTCATTCAGCAGGGCCGATATCAAAAAGGCAAGTGTCCGAGATCGCACGATTTTACTCGGTACGCTCTACGACAAAGAGCGGTTGGAGCGCGGGCAATCTACCCAGAACATAGCGGTCCGGATGGCCTCGGCAGTGCTCGAAAGCGACGAAGATTGATGCTTTTCTTTGCACTCGGGAAAGCCACTACGTGATAACCATAATTATTCCATAGCGTTGCAGCACTAGACAGCCTAGCTATGGACTAGGGAGGCACCACGCAAGGGGCCGGGGACTGGCTCCAAACCTGGCCGGGCCGGGCCTCCTCCTCCCCAGCTGGGGCCAGCGGCAAAACCATCCACGGGGGGGTGGGATGGGACGCCCCCCGGTTTGTTTGTATCTCCCCTCTCCGCGCAACAAAAAATAAAGGGGCCTTTTGATGAGATTCTACTCCAACCAAAATATTGCCGAAGGTTCTCTGTGCCCCGACGCATGGATATGGCGTGGCAAAGTGACCCCACTGTCCACCGGTGCACCAGTAGGGGACGTCCTGCGTATAATGCTGCCGTGGTGGTGCAGACGGATCGACCCGTTTTCTCACTCGCGGAAAGAAACTACTCACCAGCTTTGTTTTATTGCAGAACATTATGTCGGACCTGGACGTTATTATTTGTTTTGGCAACCAGCAAGGGGCGGCTTGTGACCCCCGAACAACAGAAATCAAAAGAAGCAGCCTCCTACCGTCATTGGCGCACAAAGCCTATCGATTGGGTCTATGACAAATTCCCATCCGTTAAACTCTCTTCTCAACAGGTTTGGTTTTTTCTTGAACTCGGCAAGCTGGTCAACGCAAAAATAAAAGCCTGGAACGCCAATAAACCCGGTTATGACGGCCCGCCTTTGACCGACGAGGAACTTGAATACGCCTCGAAGATCGGTATTTCCATCATGGCCGGCCAGGGTGTCGGCAAGGATTTTATTGCGGCACTGACGATTTGCTGGATGCTTGATTGCTGCCCCAACGCTTTGATAACCGCGACTGGTGTCACCGGGAAGCACCTGCGGAATATCCTCTGGCGCGAGGTTTCCAAGGTTATGCGCCTGGCTGTGGCGTCCAATCCTTCGGACCCGCGTTCTTCGACGGTATTAGAAGACGCCTTGGAGTGGCAGACTGAGAAGATTTTTCACAAAGGGGCGAAACGGCCGGGGGCGGAATGGTTTGCTGAGGCGGTCACTATCAACCCCCATGCCCAGGTGGAGGAACAGGCGAAGACCATTTACGGGCGCCACGAAGATTGGCAGATGATTGTTGTTGACGAGGCCGCCGGTTGCCCCGAGCCGATCTTTGAACCTTTGGAAGGTACGCTTACCCGCAAAGTCAACTTTGCCCTGATGATCTTCAACCCGATCAAGGCAAAAGGGTATGCTTACGACTCCCACCACAAATATGCCGATAAGTGGATCACCGGAAGATGGAACGCCGAAGAGTCCGAGCTTGTCACCCCTGAACACCTTGAGAAGATGGCGAGGTATGGGAAGGATTCCAACACGTACCGGGTCAAGGTTTTGGGTCTTCCGCCCCTTGTTTCTGAGGGTGGGTTTATCCCTTATGACCGGATTATGGACGCCATCGAAAGGGAATTTGAGACAACGGGAAGTGAACCTGTCATGTGCGGGGTTGACTGCGCCGGCGGGGGTGATAAGTCGGTAACGGTAGTACGGGAAGGCCCGGTGGTCCGGTTGTTTAAAAAGCAGACGCACGATTCCGAGGAGCTTGAAGACTGGTCTGCCAGCGTGCTCAACGACGAGTCGGCGGATGTGGCCTTTATCGACAATATCGGCCTGGGGTGGTATCTCCCCGCGAAACTCAGGACACGGGGGCTGAATGCCCGTAAAGGAGATTTCAGGAGTTCGGCCAGCCAGTCGGATAAATTTTTCAACAAGCGGACGGAATGCTACTGGCGGATGTGTGAGGAATTTATTCAGGGCACGATATCGATCCCCAACGATGAAGACCTGATAAACGCCCTGGGGGCTGTCAGGTTTGAAACCTTATCTGAAAACAGGCTGAAAATGCCCGACAAGAAGGAAATGAAGCGGAAACTGGGGGGGCTTTCCCCTGACGAGGTTGATGCTCTCGCACTGTCATATTACCAGCCTGATCACCTATTCCGCCGGGGTGGGAAGAAAAAAGGCCGGGGCCTGGATTTCACAGAGGTTTTTTTACGTTGACGTCAACAACTATTCTGTGATATTTGACAAATAATCTGTTTATTTAACTTTCCTGCAATGGGCGGGGAGGCTTGTAAAGACCGGACGAGTCAAAAAGGGAGACTCCGGCATTATGGAAAAAGGCAGCGCTTCGGGAAAATTCGAAGATATCGACGACGATGATCTGTCGCGGCCCTTGCAATTAAAAAGGTCGTTTGACAACTGGTATGACTTTCATCTCAAATCGATTATCGATGACTGCCGCAACCGGTACATGATGATCCTGGACGATGCTCAGGATCGTATATCCCGCGGGCTTTCCGCCCTACCCTCCACCAAATCAACTTCCATCGTTGATGGGTTTGTTGAAAACGCCATCCTGGAATACAACCAAGACCCTGACGCTATTTCTTTCACTTCCCGCACGGCCACCGACCCGGTCAAAGACAAGCGCGCGCAAATTCTCACCGAAGATTTCATTTACCGGAAGGACAACACCTCCAACTACCACCTGTGGGAAGAATCCAGCCTGAGGGCCGGCGCCACTGATGGACTTGAGGCCGCTTTTGTCCATTGGGTCAAGGAAGCCTACGAGAAACCCCTTCCAGATCGCCGGGTGCTCAAGGCCACCGGGGAGGAAGTGCCAGAAGCCATTTACGGCGCCTTGAAGGACATTTACGAGTTTGAGACGGTGAAGAATAGCCAGACCATCACCGTTCGTGACACGTGGGTTATCGACAAGCTCATGCCGCGCCGTGACTGTTTTTGGGACCCGAAGATCCCCTACCTCGATGTGAACCTTGGCACCTACGCCGGGATTATGATTCCGGTCACTGCGGAGGAAATTGAGAAGTTCAAGGAAATCGGCGTTTTTGATGCTGACTTCGACATGGGCGAAGCCCTCGGGATGCTCTCTTCTACCCGTGACGGCAACGACGCGGCGATGCAGCTTTCCAACTACGACTTTTCCGATGCGGAGCGTGTTGATTTACAGGAAAAGAACCGCGCCGAATTGATGATTTTCTTCGAAAAACGGGACTTCCAGTGGTTTGTGCAGTTTTCATTGCAAGGCACCTTCGAGTTGTCCACCTTCCAGCCGGTCAACGATGTGTTCTTCAACGGTCGCCCGGTCAACCGACTGCCGATGGTTGTTGGGTACTGCAAATCCAGGCTGTGGGATGCCACTGGTGTTGGTTTCCCGGAAGTTATTGCTCCCATCGAAGATGAACTTTCCGATCATCGCAACAACGCCAACGACATTGCAAAACAGATTGCCCAGGGCGGGCGTATTCGCCTTTCCCCCGACCACAACGTCAACCTGGATGACGTCCTGAACGCGAGGGCGTTTGAAGCTGAGAAGGATGAGGTGGAGTTTATCCAATACCCCACAGGGCTGTTGGAATCGATGCGGATGGACGATGCCCGGACCCAGGATATCGCCTCACTGGTCCCCATGGGTATTGCCGACCGGTCCCGCCAGCTCGCCATGAAGGGTTCCACCAAGGGGCTTGGTCTTCACCAGATGGCCGAACAGGACAACAACGCGAAGTTGGGCGTCAACCTGATGATCCGCAACAACACTTTTTTCAAACCGGTGCTGGCATTGATCGCCCATCTGACCATGGCGTTTGAATCTGACGAAGTTGTGTTGAAGATCGCCGCCCGGAACGCCGGAACACAATTCCCCACGACCTTCCACAACGGCCGGCAGATCATCGACCTCACCATGTTCGACTTTGAGTTTGATGTGCAGATCAACGCCGGGCTGGGGGCCACTCCCCGCTATAAAAAAGCCCAAAATATCCTTGAAATCGCCAAATTCCGCAAAGAGTGGAACATCCCGACCGATTGGGGGCAGATCGCCAGCCAATTGAACGTGCTGGCCGGATTCAATGCCGACCAGTTCAACGCCCAACCCCCTCCCCCGCAACCCCCGGAGGTCGATTACAAGGCGAATATCAACATCGACCTGGCCCAACTGCCGCCGCAAGCACAAATGGTGCTCCTGCAGAAGATGATGGCCGGCGGGATGAGTATCACCGCTAAAGTGGACGGCAAAAACCCCCAGATGCAGAAAGCTATCAACGAGTCGAAGCAAAACGGTGGGATCGGACTTCCCGAGCGGTCCGGAATGGCAGCGCCGGACATGCGGGGCGAGATGGGCGCGGCGATGAGCGCGGGAGGCCAGCAAAATGCGGGAATCGCTTGACGACCTCGAACGGTTGATTAAGGAACGGGAGTTGATGCGCGAGTGGGTGCAGCACCCCGGCGCCGCCCTGATTGCCGGTAAGCTGCGCGGACAAGCCCGTATGGCCCTGAAACGCCAGCTTGACGCCGATCCGTACACGCAACCCGACGAGATCAAGCGCAACCAGCAACTGCGCTACGTGCTGACCGTCATGCTACCGGGGATCATCGAAGGGATTGTGAATTACGACCCCGCAGCGGTGGATAAGAAAGTCCCGCTGAAAAAGCGCTGGTCGATTTTCGAATGGTTCAGGAAGTAACCCCGTAAGGGAGAAAGTGAGCACCACGACATGAATAAATGGATCAAAAAAATTATGCTTTTCCCCTTCTGGATGATGATGGGGATACCCGAAGGACTGGACGCCGCCGCCGATGGCGAAGCTGCTGATGCGGATCAGCAGGGCAATCAAGGCGAAGAAGCCGACTATGGGGCCGATACCCAGGATGATGAGTCCAATCTTGATGCGGATCAAGACGAAGAAGGCGATGCCGACGAAACCACCGATCAAGAAGCCGACCAGGCTGCGGAGGAAGAGAAGAAAAAGGGGCTTGTTCAGACCCCGTTGGAGGAACGCGCCGCCCAAATTGCAGAAAAGAAGGTGGCGGAAGCCCTGACCAAGGAGCGGGAGCGGATCGAGAGCGAAACCCGCGCTCGTCTGGAAGCGGAGCAAAAACCATTCGTTGATCTTTCGCCCGAACAGACCACCAGAATCAACAACGACTACCTGGCGGCATGTGAGCGTCGCGAGGAGTTGCGGGAACTGTTCCGGCTCACCGAAGATCCCGCCGACAAGACCCAGTACCTCAGCGAGTTGCGCCGTACCGAAAAATGGATCAGCGACACCGAGGCTTGGTACGCGGACAACGAAGCGAAAAAGGCCGAATGGACAAAAAAACAGGAATCCGTTACCGCCCTGCAACGGGATAACGCCGAACGAGGCAAACGCCTTGAAGCCACGGCTGAAACCTTCCGTGAGGCTAAGGGCATCCCCCAGGATGCGTGGGACGAATCCAGCAAGTGGTTTGCCGATCAGGTCAAGATCGACAAGTTACTAGGGGCCAAATTTGCCGACGTCTACCGGCTGCACGGAGATGTGGCGGCGGTGGAATTCGCCTTCAACTACTGCAACGAGCACATGGGCAAAGCAGCACAAGAAGAACTGGACAAAAAAGAACAGGCAAAAAACAAACTTTCCCCCGGAGTATCGGCGGTGCCGCAGAAATCAGGCCCAAACCCGGAGTTGAAGAAACTTCTGGCAAAGGCGCAGCAATCAGGCAGCGAAGAAGACTACCTGAACTATGTGAATGCCGCACGCAAAGCCGGGGTGAAACGCTAAAGGAGAGTCGCCATGGGCGTACCCGCAAATACTGTACAAACAACCAATATGGTGGGGGTCAGGGAATCTCTGTTGGATGAGCTTTCCATCATCACCCCGGCCATCGCCGTTTTTTACCATGACCTTGGGCAGGGCAAAAAACCCGGCGCCAAAAAACACGAATTTCTCACCGATGTCATCAGAGCTTCGGCGGACAACGCGCAGCTTGAAGGCGCGGACCCGACCATCCAGGCATCCACCCAGCCATCCAGGCTGTACAACTTCTGCCAGATCCAGGACGAGAGCTATTCTGTTTCGTCCACCTCGGGAGCCGTCAAGATCGCCGGTCGTTCTTCCGAACGCGACCTCCAACGCCGCAAACACATGGAGGGGCTTTCCAAAGATATCAACCGCGCATTCCTGAAAAGCACACTGGTACAGGGCGACGACGCCGCCACGGCGTACAAGATGAAGGGTGCCCTGAACTGGATACTCACCAACCTGAACATGGCCGGCGACGCCGTGCTGAACGCTGACGGCACCGTGACCGGCGGCACCCCCCGGCTCCTGACCGCTGGCCTGATCAAACAGACCATGCAAAACATGTACACCACGGGGTCCGTTGACAAAAACAAGACCGTCAAGGGGTACTGCAACGCCGTACAGCAGGCCCAGTTCGACAACGTAGCAACAGCCGGCGGCAACAAACAGCGGTTTGTTGAAGGCTCCAAGGTGGACGATTACGTCGACGTGTACGTTACCGCCTTTGGCAAGGTCGTCACCGAGTTGGATGTGGAAATGCCGGTTGATGTCCTGGCCCTCATGAACATGACCTACTGGCGCAAGGCAACCCTGGAAACCATCGGGGAAACCAAACTGGCGACTTCTTCAGCCCTGAACGAGAAATACCACATCACGGTCAACCATACCCTGGAGGCGAAGAACGAGGCCAGTTCCGGCAGGATCACCAACCTCGACACGAATGTCCAGTACACCTAACCGGGCGGGGGCGAAAGCCCCCTGTTCCAAGGAGTGAACCATGCCGGCAAGTAATGACACTAAAGTGGTCCTTTCGGACAGCGAAGCACATACCATGCTCTATGGCAGCCTGATTGATCGCACCAACAAGGGTGCGCCGTCCATTCAGGTCAACCCGGCCCATGTGGCGGTAGTTACCGCGCATCACGGCCCCGCGACGAGAGCATAAGGAGACCAGTATGAGCAAGGTTATTTTGCCCGATGGAGAAACGCGTCGGTTTCTGTATGGGGCGCAGGTTCAGGAAGAAGATGGGGTGAAGTTTGTCGAGATCGGTGCACCGTTCGACAAGTCCATCGTCGATCAATTCGGCGGGAGGATTGCAGCCACCCCGGCCCCCGAGGCACCGTGACAGACACCCCCGGGCGAACAAACACCACAACCCCCGGCACCCCAGGAAGCCACCCCGGCCCCCGAGGCACCGGCAGGAGGAACCCAATGAAAACCAGGATATTTTCTTTCGCCGCGGTAATCATGATCGCGGTCGCAGTTTCCATGATCGGCACCCACAAGGCATCCGCTCTCGGGGACGCCCCCGGAGGGTTTGTCTTCGGCAACATTTCAGCAGCCGGGGCCACCAACATCAAGTATTCCGGGGCATGGAACGTCCAGGGGTACAAGACCAAGACCCTCAACGTCTCCGGGGTTACGCTCACCAGTTCCGCCAGCAACCCGGTATTCCAGAACATGAGCGGCACCGCAGTGGCACAGTGCGGCCCGACCTCCAATGGCCCGTGGGCATCCTGCGCACAAGCCCAGACTTCGGCAGGGGCGGCGGTGTCTATGACCAGCAACGGTATACTTTCCTGGCAGGACGCCGTGAATTATATTCGGCTTCAATGGACGCCGTCCGCCGCCGGCCACAAGATCAAAATGTGGTTGCAGACGCTCGACCGTTAATCCCAAAAGCGGCGGGGTAATACCCGCCGCAGAGGTCCCCATGGAAATCGAAGTCATCAAACCGGAATTGCTCGTTTACCAAACTGATGGGCATGAAATGTTTGCCACCCACGGCCAGGTTGTCGGGCGCATCATGAATTTCAACGAGGAACAGCGCAAGAACAGCGAAGAAAACTGGAATGCCGCCGATCCTGATATGAAACCGGTGGCCAGGATACCCCGTGTGGTTGCCATAAAGCTTCAACAGTTGGGCATTCTGGAAGATGCTGACGAACTTGGGAAATGGCTTGAACGCCATCCCGAATACAAACGCACCGAAAAGCAAATTGGTGAAAAACCAAAGTTATTTGTTGATTTAGCCCGGTAGGGCGGAAAGCGAGAACCAATGACCACCCAGGAAGAGATCTTAAGCCGTTTCGTCGTCAAGGTCGTGAAGCCGGAGCCCGATACCCGCATTACCATCGCCGGGCAGTCTTTTATCCATCCCAGCGACAACCACCACGACGGCACTGCCGTGCTTACGGAATCGTTCATCAGTGACGGGAAACAACACAAGTCTACCGCAATCTTGATGCCTGCCGACAAACGCTACAGGGACGCGGAGCCGGCCCCTTACGCCATTGTCCCGTCACATACGGCAGATCATCTAAAGGCGACAAACAAGACATACCTCTATTCCGATCCGTTCCTGCCGGACGAGGTAAAAAAAAAGTAACTTCTGAATCGGTTGCCTGCCCAGAGTGTGGGCGGGAATGCCCGAGTAAACTCGCCCTGAGTGCACACATGCGGAGCCACAAGTGATCAACGTAGGTACGGCCATAACCAGCGCATTGACGAAGATCGTGGGGAACCAGCCCCGGCCCGTGTTCGTCGCGTGGTTCAATGAAATCGTCCAGGATATCCTCCGGCAACCGAGGGAATGGAAGTTTTTGGACGAACCGCTGACGCTGGTGATCACCAACAACCAAATCACCCTGCCAGCTGGTGTCTCGGAAATTGTATCGATCCATGCGGGCACGTTCTTTTTCTCCCGCAAAAACCAGCTTTCCGACGAAGAGGCAAACGCCATTGACAATTCAGGGGTATCGCTTCTTGATCAGACATTTGGAGAACCTATCCCCCCACAGTACCAGGGATATACCTTGGATGCGGCGGGGAAGGTTGTAACGTTTCACCCTGCGATTCAGACCGTGGCATCAGCAACCGTCACGGCCATGGCCGACATTACAGCCCCGTATGCCGACAACCAGGACACAATTTTCCCCGATGCTTTCAGTAACCTCTTTATTACCGGATTGCGCATGAGCTTCTACGATCAGGACAAGGACGGGAGGTACACGAAAGAATCCATGCTGTACCAGTACCAGATGTCCCAGATGAAAGCATGGGACAACCGGCGCAAAGCTCTCCCGAAGCTGAATAACCATGGCTATATCAGAGGAGTGCCTTGAAACCCCTAGCTCTCAAAATACTGCCCGATGACGCAGCGAGCGTCAAGGACGGCTGGCAAATCCACCGGCAGAGGGATTTCCGAGGCTGCGAGACCCAGGCATTATTGCCGGAAGCCGTAGGACGTAACCAACTGCTGCGGATGGAGAATGTGCTGCTCTTCTCTACCGGATATTTGTCGTCGTTCTTCGAACTGGATGCCGCAGTAATAACCGGAGCCACCCCCGGAGTGTGCCTTGCTTTGGCATTTGGCGGCGCATACAACGCTTATTTTGCCCCTGGGGACGGCAACGTCTACACAAGCGCGTTGGACACCTCCAACGATCTTCCGCTCAACGTGTCGGCCGGAACCGCCCGCGCCGTTGCAAACGCGTACATCAGCGGCATCGAAAAGCCGGTTATGTTTCTGGGTAAACAGTATTGCACCAACCCGAACCCGGACAACACGAAAAACGGCATCCTTAACCTGACGGACTTCACAACTATTTCCATCCCCGGCAAAACGATCAGGAAGCTGCGGGTGTACACCAACAGGTTGTGGGCGGTGAACAGCGACGGCACGATCCAAATTTCAGATAATGGTGATGCTACCGTCTGGAACCCGCTCAATATCCTCTGGTTGCCGAACCAGGAACCGGCGCTTGATTTCGTCCCGGTACAGGGTGGGGCCATCGTCTACGGTGCCAGTTCGATCTATGCCATGTACGGCGCTGATTACCGGGACATTACCTTTGTCCCGTTGCAACTGGGTAAACGGCTCACCGGGGCCAACGCAGAAAGCAACGGCGTTGTCTACATCCTCAGCACCGAGGGGATTTACGCCACCACCCTGAATGCGGCCGCGCTGCAACCGCATAGTCAACAGGAGTTTTTCAAGTCAATTTTCCCGATGCTGACAGCTTCACCGCAGAGCATCACCGCCGTCCATCTGCAAAAATTCTACGCCATTTTGTACACGTGGCCGGTGCAATATGGTGGGACTCAGAGCCTGTTGTACTACTACCTGAACAATGGATATTCAAAGGGCAATTTGCTGCTCCCACAAGAATGCCCCATGACCCTGGCCCTTAATGATATCAATACCGATTTTCTGTTTGGCCAGAGCGCCGGGACGCTGGTTAAAAGCACCTACCCTTCCAGGGATCTACAGAAGCCGCACATGGCAGTTTTACAGACTCGGCATGAAGACGCAGACTCCACACGGCAGAAGGAATGGAAGGAATTTGCCGTTACGGTGCATGACGCGGTATTTGGTGCGAGTATCGATGCGTTTCTTGATTACTCCCCCTATCCAATCGCAATCGCGTCAAATGTGATTCTCAGCGCCGGAGACAACATCTTTGTCCTTAACAACGCATCCGGGCTCACCCCCGGCAACAACTTTCCGAGGGCGCGCACCATCAGCATCAGATTGACATTCAACAACGGAGCGACGGTTTCCACCATCCTGGCGAATGACACCACTGGTAATCTGTTGAAAAGCGAGACCACGGGGAATTATCTGACCTTCGATTCCACCCCGGGTGATTTTCTGATTCAAGAACTGCGCCTGAAATACGCGTTAGCGGGGCCTGACGTATGAAGGCCCGCAAGCTCGCAAATTTTCAAGACCGTGACCTTGACCGCCAGGTTCAAGAGATATGCGACAGCTTCATCCTGCGCGACCTTGGCGGCAGTAATCGGAAATGGATCATCAATGGGATAAATATCGTCATGGGCACTGACACCCTCGGCAACCCCGTTGAATACCCAACCCTGAGCATTATGGAAATAGCACCATGACTGACTTTGAAGCAGCGGAGGCCCTACGACAGGAAATCATGGAATTCATGCAGTCGTGTGGCGGGATTTACGAGGGATATTCAAGGCGGCTGGAAGAACGCGTAATCATTTCGCTGGCGTCCGATCAATACATTCTGTATCGGGATGCTGCGGGTAAAATCGAACATTATCTGTGCTACTGGAAGGTACGCAGCGACGAAATACAAGATGTGCTTGACGGGGTTACTCCCGTAGATATCTACTACGGTTCGGTGCTGTTCGTGGCTGAACATGGGAACAAGGCAGGGATGAAGAGCATGAGGCGTGCAATCAGAGAATTACGGCACCGGGCGAAGGGATGCCAAGGTTTGATATACAACCACGCTGGCGAAGGGTTCAGAATCTTCGCAGGGCAGAAAGGAGCATAGTATGGGGGGCGGGACAACAAGTTCAAGTACTGAAAACAGGCCATTGACCGCAGCAGAGCGGCAGGACATTTATAACGGTGCCGTTGGGAATATCAAAAACACCTACATCGAAAGCGGGTTGCCGGTTGGCGGCCAGGGTAGCATGAACACCACTGCAGCAACTTTTAACCCGAATGGTTCAACTCTCGGATCGGGGACCGGAGCAATAGGTGCCGCCTCCGGCAATCTCTATAATGCTGCCGGGTCCGCATCACAGGATAGTAACCAGAGCGGGATGAAAAGTCTGAATCCGTTCGGGCTTGCTGATACACCAAACATGCAAATGCCGACCGGATCGGCAAGTGCCGGCGGTATTAACTTCCCGACCTACCAGACGCCCACGTATCAGTCCGCCGGAGACTTCCAAAAAGGAGGATACACTGCCGGGCTTGACTACGCCAAGGCCCAGGACGCCAGCAAATTGAATAGTGACCTGGCCAGCAGGGGGATTTGGTCGTCAGGCTTGGCGGAACAGGCCACTAAGGATTTGAACTCGGCATATTCCGGGGCATACGAGAAGGCCGGGGCTGATCAAGCGACTGCGCAGAATCAATATAACCTCAACGCGGCCAATCAGGCAAACCAGTTCAACCAAACGAATGCCCAGAACCAGTTCACCTCCGGGTGGGCACCGCTCAATTACCTGTCAAGCATCTGGTCTGGTACGGCGGGGAATGTCGGCGGAAGCAACAGTTTTGGCGCTAACATCAACATCTAGGGGGCTGTAATGGCAAATTGGGCAGATGCATACAGCACTATTGCCGGGGCAAAAGACCCGAATCAATTGCAAAATACGCAATTTGACCCTCCCAGTCTGTGGGATGTGTATGGCACTAAATCCTCCGGAAGTTACGATCCCCAAGGTATTGAGGCAGCCAGAGCGAAAAAACTTGCCGAATTGCAAGGCAAGGCGGCCATACCACTCTTAGCTCAACAGGCCGATTGGAAAAATAGGGGGTGGAGCAGCGACCCGTCGTTCACCGGGTCCGAGTGGGAAGAAGGTTTGCGCGAAAACCCGGTTTTCAACACAACCGGTGTGCCACAAGCGAACCTGTCCAGCCCGGACATGAGCAACCCGAACATCCTGGCGGCGGTGACGGGTTTCGGTGGCCAGGCGCAGAATGAGAAAGGGTATGCCGATCAGCTACAGCGTATGGGCACTCCGGTGCAAGACGCCGGCAGTTTGTCCCGGTTCGCGCTTAACTCGGAGATGCTACCTCATCTAACCTCTTTGGAAAAGGCCCCAGCAGCGTTCGCGCCTCCGACACCTGATACCGTAACACCAGCTAACAGGAACTTCTTTACAGCCGCCGGCGAAGCAGTCAAGACGGCAAAAACCCCGGGCGACGTTTTATCCGCCATCACCGCAGCGGCCAAACAATACAACCCGGACATGCCGACCTATGAAAAAGCCGTGTCGCAATTCACGGGCAATAACTTTTTTGCCACGGATAAGGAACCGACCAGCACAGAGGGCAATTACCGGAAAGGTCTGGAGTCTGAACTCCAGGCTAAACATCCCGACTGGAAGCCCGAAAAAATCCAGTACGAAGCAGCCAAACAGGTTCGGGCCGAAAACCAGCAAGCGGCCACGCAAAGGATACAAACTACGATCACGCTGCGTGAAAAGGCAAAAGCCGAGAACAGGGCTCACAACCTGAACATAAACGGCCTTTCCGAACAAGAAAACGAAGCTCTAGGCCGGGCCATAGACAACGGGCTTGATCCGTACAAGGTGAACAGCCGAACAGCCAAGATTTATGCACAGCAGGAATTGAGACAGCCAGGCCGGAGGTGGAACGATCTTGGTGCACAGGCGGCATTCGGTCGCAATGCCGGTGTGATGAACACCAAAGCCCTGCTTAACACCATCGATCCCCTCCTTGACGCTTTGGAGCGGGCGGGAGGAGTGTTGGGCAACTCTTCATTGCCGGGCTTCAACCGCGCTAAGAACTACCTCAAAGAGGCCACCGGCCAGTCTGATATTGTTGGGTTCAACAACCTGCGTGACGATGTTGTTGCCGAAGTGGAACGCGGGTTGATGGGTTCAGGTGTTCTGTCCGACTCCAAATACAACCGCGCCATCAAGAACATCAATAGCGCTCAGAGCTTATCACAGTTGAAAGCAGCAATCAAAAACACCAGACTTGTTATCAGGGCACGTCTTGATTCTTTGGCACAGGGGCCGGCCCCAGGAGCGAGAGGCGGCAACGTCGCCCCATCCGGCGGACGTTTCAAGATCATAGGGGTGAAATAACATGGCAAATTACACCGTCCAGGATACTAAGACCGGCAAGAATATCACCTTCCAGTGGGATGGTGAGGCGCCCCCCACGGATGAAGACATGGCTCATATTGCCGGCGCCGGGGCCAGCCAAGCGGAGGCACCGAAGGTAAAGCCTCAACCCTACAACGCCAATGAAACGGTTGACGGTGTACCGAAGTGGGGCCGCGACAATCCAAACCTATACGCCGGGGCCATGACCGCGCTTGACCTCCTCCCTATGGCGGCCAGCCCCTTGAAAGCCACCGGCCTTGGTATGGGCGTGGCCGGCGGGCTAAACGCCGGGGCAAAGTACCTGCAGCGCAAAATTGCCGATGAGCCGACCACCGGCGGGGATGTAGCCGGGGATTTTCTCAAGGGTGCTACCATTGAGGGCGGTGGTCGGGCCGTTGGGGGGTTACTCAAGGCTGTCACCGATATTGCCCCGGTTAAGAACGCATTGGGCGGCGCTGCCAACTGGCTGACCAGATCCGCCGGGAAATTCGGGACAGGCGGGGGGCTTACTCCGACCGAGCAAAAGGCCATGGCCGATACTGTTTTGAAGAAGGGCTACAACTTCGATGAATCTAACTGGCAAAAGATGTTGGACACGATCAAGGGCAACACCTCAAAGGTTGACGATATTTATGCGGGCGGAACGCGGGCGGGCGATACCTTCCCGGCGCAGGATGTTCTTGCTCGGGGCGATTTTGGGCGGCTGTTGAACCGTGGGGAGAATGTCCGAGGCGTGGCCCCTGATTATACCGGCCGGGTGCATAGCGTCCTGGGTAAGTTCAAACAGGGTGCCGCCGGAGAACCAGAGAAAACCATCGAATCGGCCATACTCGGGGTAGACGGCCGCCCGGCATCGACTACTACCATCCCGGCCGTGCCGAAGCCTTACACCCCGACCGAGTTGAACGTGGCAAAGCGTCAACTCTACCAGGACATCAGCAACAGCTACAAAAACCACTCTATCAATGACGCAACGGAGAGCGCGCAGAAGACGCTTGCCAGCGCCATCAAGCAGACTCTTGACGAGAAGTACCCCGGCGCCATTCCGTACAACATGGATTCCTCGGAATTGCTTGCTTTGGAGCCGTACTTTGCCCGCGCCATCAACCGCATCAGCCAGAGGGATATTGTCGGCTTGGGGGAAAAAGCCATGCTGGCGCCCATCAAGAGCTCAGTTGATTCCGCGCCTGGGGCTGTCGGTAAAATGGTTGCCGCAGTGTGGGACCGGCCAGAAATCAAATCACGAGTGGCGCAGTTGCTTTTCAAAGCAAGCCAGCAAGGCACAAAAGGCCCGACACGGCAGGCACTCAAGAAAATAGGCAAAGTTGCGGCGCCGGCGGCAAGGGCCGCATTTGAATCGGCCTTGCTTACCACAAATGACCCTCTGGGGATACGCTGATGCTTGAAGACTTCCGCCAACAATATCCGCAGTACAGCGACATGCCAGACGACGCGCTCCTTGCTGCCCTTAGTAAAAAAGGATTGGTAAACGCCAATCACGACAATTTAGAGGACGGCGTAAGCGCTGAAACGTCTCACCAGTTGCAAGCGATAGCCCCGGAGATCAAACCGGTTGTGAAGGGGACAAAGGCAGAGGTCTTAAAATTGAAGCAGACCGGCCAAATCGCTCCGGGGAACGTGATCCATATTGGCAAGGGTGGCGAAGCCTACATAATCAATGCAAAGGCCGTACAGGAGCTTTACGGAGTCTCCCCGGCGCAGTCGTTAAAGATGGCGAAGCAAGACTTGGAAGCTGGGGGGGAAATCGAATCAACCTTGCTCGGCTATCCGAAACGAGACGTAGAAAATCCCGTGACCATGGCTGTTGACAATGGCGGCAATGTGCTCACCGATATGGGAGATATTGCGACCGCCCACGACCAGGGCGGCGTGATATGGGCAGCAGAAGGCGAAAACGCAGATGTACAGAGGCACGCTGAACGTGTCGCACAAAAATGGAAAACCATCGGGGAGGAAATCAACGATGAAAGCACCGAGAGCGGGGAAAGCGGCATTGACGGGCAAGGGCAAACCGGGGATGAAACCGGGCAAGCCGATGACAATGTCCAGCGGCAAGAAGGGCGGCAAGTAGAGGCGGGGGGAGCTCAACTGCGCCCCATCGTTTTCCACAACAACAAACGCATGATCGGAGAGGCCGGCCAGACCCACGACGAGGTGTTGCAGGACAAGGGCCTTCCTACCTCCATCAAGACCCGTGGGTTCATAACCCCGGACGGGACGGTATTGTCCCGGAAAGCCGCCGTGCTGTGGTTGAAGAAAAATGACCCGCAGACCGCGGCGAACCTCCGGGGAGTTAAGCGGCTCCACACTGAACAATATAACGAGGCGGCGGGGATATGAACCTTTCCAGTAAGTCCATACTGATCGTTGACCGGGGCCTTTACAGCTTCATGGCTGAGTTCATGGCCAGGTACTTCGGGAGTGTTTATTACCACAATCCGGCAAGCGCCAGCTACCCGGAGGCCGCCGTGTCCATCATCGGCCAGGGCCTCAAAGGCGTGACGTGGGTGGAGCACGAAGAAGACGCCATCGACAAGGTAGATATCATCTGGTATCCCGACTGCATGGACGGCAGACACCAGGTGTTCTTGAGGTCCAAGGGGTATAAGGTGGCCGGTTCCGGCCACGGTGAGCGCATGGAGTTGGACAAGATATTTTTTCTCGATCAACTGGAGGAGGCCGGGCTACCGATCCCGAAGACCTACCGGGCCGAAGGCCTTGACGACGTGTGGGAACACGTCAGAGACCGCGGGGAATGTTACATGAAGTGCGCGGACAAATACCGCTCCGACTGGGAGACCACGGCGCACCGCAACAAGCACCAGACGGAAATATTCCTCAACTCGAAGCGTCAGATCATGGGGATCAAACGGGCATCGGAGATCGAAATACTGATCCAAGATCCGGTCCGGTCGGCTTGTGAAATCGGCATCGACGGGTTCCGGCTGAATGGGAAAATGGCAACTCCGGTTGCTATAGGCTACGAGATCAAGGACAAGGGTATCATCGAGCGCATCGTGCCAGAGATCCCGAAAGTGCTGCGTCCTACCCTTGATGCATTGTCCCCGGTTTACGATAAGTTGGGGTATCAGGGGGCATACAGTGATGAAAACCGGATCACCTCCGGCGGCAAGGTCTATACCATTGACGAAACATGCCGGTGCGGCTCTCCTCCTTCCGCCGTGCTCTGCGAGATGTACGGGGAAGCATACGCTCAGGCCATCTGGTCGCTTGCCCATGGGGAAATGCCGGACCTGAGCGGCTACGAACATGAGTACGGGGCGGAAATCGTCCTGGACTCGAAATGGCACGCTTGCGAGGAAATATTCATACCAGTGCCGAAGGGGCTGGAACAGTGGCTGAAGCTAAAAAACCATGTCGGAAAGAGTGGGCGCTACTACTGCATCCCGAACGACAATGACGGGATATTCGGCAGCATCGTGGCTGTGGGTGCCAGCATGGAGGAAGTAACCAAGCTGGTCATGGAGCGCGTGGAACAACTGGAGATTTTCAAGCTGGAATATGACCGGGGCTTGTTTGATAAGGCAGGGGAAGCCATCAAGGAAGGGGCGCGTTTTGGGATATTCTTTTAAACAGATTAATATCCGCATCATCCCGCACAAACACCAGCGGTATGATACCTATGGCGATTATTACATCAACGACGATGGCACCCTCGTTGTGTTGGTATCCGAATTTGCAGATCCGGACGTGGCCATACGTATCGCCATCCATGAAGTGCTTGAAGCCTGGCGCTGCAAGAAGCGGGGGCTTGATTTCAAAGAGATTGATAATTTCGACATGGCCCACCCGGCGAGTGACGACCCCGGCCTGTTGAAGTGCGCACCCTACCACCTGGAACATATGCAGTCCGACCAGGTGGAGCGCCTTCTATGCCATCAGGACGGTGTGAAGTGGGAGGACCATTACAATGCCGAGCCATTACCCAAATAAGGAGGCCTGAACATGGCCGATGAGCCCTTTTCGACATACGTTTCCAGCCGCCCCGGTGCCACTCCGCCGGTGGGTTCTGACTTGCTTTTGATTTCACAGTCGGGGGTGATCAACGCGATTCCGTATTCCAATCTGGTAGCGAATATCCCGAAAGTGCTTATCAATGCCAGTTCTGGGCCAGTAAACCAGTTATTGCCCATCAGCGGCATAGTGGAATACATCCGCGATGATAATTCCGGGAACCCCGTGACTATAACCCCTGCTATAGCGGGGCAAACGGTAATACGCCAGCCTTCAACCGATGGCCCATCTGTCCAGGATGAGTTTATGGTGTTTCAACTGATCGGGACCAACTGGTATCGCGTCGGATAACAGATATTCTGTTGAGAAAAACAGACAATAACGATAAAATAATCATACTCATGGAGAACACAGGCATGAACATTATTGATTGGCAAGCTGTCGGCAATGCTGCGGGTTCTCTTGCGGGTTTCGCTATCATAGGCAAATGGCTCATGCGCGGGGTGGAGCGCAGTAATGCAATGTTGCCGGCCATCAGCGAGTCGTTGACGACGATTAACCAGGGGCTAAAGGAACTGTTTGAAAGCCGCAACGACCACAGCCGGCGAATTGAACGGGTCGAAACCATACAGGACATACGAGGGTGTAACGAGCCGATCAGGAGAAGATCAACGGATACCACACATGAATAAATTATTGATCACAGCGGTCACAATCTCCGCGACATTGGCGGCGCTATGCGCCGGGTTCGCCGCTCCGGGTGCTGTAACCCCTATCGGGCCATCCTTTGGTTTTGGGAATATTTCCACACCTGGAGGGAAGATCACCGCCTCCCGGCCCAGTGACACGTTTACTCTCAATGGTGTCAACGGCACTATCACCCACTCGGGGAGGACAATCACCATCACCGGGGCCGTGAGTACCACGGATGTTTCTGCAAAGTTGGATAAAGTACATTTCACCGGCTACTCCACTGACCGCCAAGGGGAGATTGCGGCGCTGCAAGCGGGGAAAGTGGATAAGTCCACCACCGTCAATGGACAACCGCTCTCTGCGAACGTGAATATCACCACGATCACGGGAAACGCCGGGACGGCAACGGCTTTGCAAACTCCACGGAATATCAATGGGGTTGCCTTCAACGGCACCGCTGACATCACTGTGACGGACTCCACTAAAGTCCCGACTGCCACCACCATCAACGGCCACGCTCTGACCAGCAACGTCACGATATCGGCCAGCGACCTAACCACCGGCACTCTTCCTCATGCACAACTCCCGACACTGGCGAGCGGGGACATCCCGAACAATGCGGCGAATACGACCGGCAGCGCCGCGAAACTGGCTACGTCTCGGAACATAAACGGAGTGGCATTTGACGGATCGGCAAACATCCAAACGGCAACATCCGCCACAAGCGATTATGCGACTGGAACATGGGCCCCTGCCGATATCAGCGGTGCCAGCCTCACTTTTTCCGGGGCAGCCGGGGACAACACTTACATCAAAATCGGCAAGGTCATGTTCGCGACATTTCATTTTTCTTACCCGACCACAGTGAATGCTTCAACGTCGGTTATCGGGGGACTGCCTTGTTCTTCTATCAACACCCCATCAGCGAATTTTAATGGGTCATTGATAGGCGGGACTGATTTTAATTACTTGGTTGCCCCGAACAACACAGCTTATTACATATCAAATAGCAGCGCAGTCCTTTATGCAAACAGCCAATTGTCAGGTAAATCTATATTTGGAACAATAATTTATCAATGTCAGTAACGAAATTCACTGTGGAGTTAAATTATGAAAAGTTTCTTGTGTGCACTTTTATTTTTATTGGGACTGGTCGGTTACGCCAATTCATCTGTAACAGTTTTACGTCCAAACGGCATCAATACCACAAAACCTGATCTTGCTACAGCGGCAACATCAGCAGATTGCGCGGGGAAAACGGTGGTTGTAACCTCACCATTGTCAGCAGTGCAAAGCAATATATCCAGTGCTACCGTCCATGGCTGGCCCTCTGACAGAACATTGGAGTTCAGGGATGGCGGCAGTATCGGCAATACAACAAAATTCGTTTATTCAGGGGATACGTCGCAATGGCCGACCAGGCAGCTTTTTACCGGGTCAGGGACTGTCGTAATTAACACAGACGTCATAGAAGTGGCTTGGTTCCCTGGCACGGATGCATCAAGCAAGTGGGCGGCTTGCGCCAAGGGCATCCAAAACACGAACGGGTTGAGCAAGGTGGTGCGGTTTTCAACTCCCAACTCAACAGATGCTTGGGCAACCACCTTTACAATGAGTGGTTTTGGCGTATGGGGGCCCCGGTGGCGGGTTGACTCCCCGATTATTATTGACTCCCCCCAACAGAATACCACAATCCTGACGCCTGGCGGTTTTGTCTGCACCGCGTCTATCCCGTGGATGTGGCAGATTGGCACGTCTACCGGGGCGAATAAAGTTGATTACATCCACTTCCCCGACAAGCTTTCTATTGAGGGGAATAACGGCCTATGCCAGCGCGCCGGGATCATGTACGGCTCAAGCCACATGCGCATCCCCTACCAGGAAATTTACAGAACTGCAGGGTGGCTTTTACAACCGACTCAAAATAAGCAGGTCAGTGACGTGAAATTTGATTTTATGGATTCAGGCGGGTTGTATGGGCCTATTCTTACGCTTGACGGCTCTGCAGGAGCAAATAACAGCATTACCGATTTTGTGGTGGATTTTATCAATTCTACGGGCTTTGCCAGCGGGCACGCTCCCAATGCCCTTGTCCAGATGAATAGCAATTACCACGGGATCACGATCGGCAAGATAGTGCACCGAGGCCTTTCGTCTACCGGGTCAGTAGACGCCACGGGATCGGTGGTTTCGCTCACCAATGTTGGGGCCACCGCCCCCGGAGGGGCGTACTACCCCCCGCGTTACGGAATCAACATCGGGCCCATAACCAACGGATCGAGCCCTATCGTGGCGCAGGCGGTTATCACTTCTGATGGCAGCGGCGGAGTAGCCAATAAATTTAAAGGGATCACCATAGGCGCCGGAAGCATCGTGGATGGGGGCGCTCTCACCGCGGACATTTCATTGTTTTACACCGATGGTGCTGTTGTCCAGGGGCTTACCAGAGAAAGAAAACTACTCATTTCTAGCGATTCTATCGATACGCAGGTGTACGGGGTCCAACCAGCCGATGTGATAGATGCCGGTTCAGGAACATTGATAAATGGTAAATCAGGGGCAGGCAGCAACGGTATCCAAACTTTATCGCTTGTTTCATCCCCCACAACTTGGATCAATACCTACAATTATGATGTTGATCTTTCGATTATAGGCGGGGCTGTCACGGGGGTGACGTACACGCGGGGGGGCACCAGCGTGGCGTACCCTACAACCTCTGGAGTTTACAGGGTGTCACCTGGCGACAACATATCATTTTCGTACACGACTGCCCCCACTGTAAAAATTATAGGTAGGTGAATCCATGAAAACCCTCAATGAAAGTTTACGAGAAATTATTAAGCGAGACGAAATTGGCAATGCCGACCCCCTGGCGTTTGACGATCCTGACGGCGTGCGCTCGGGTAAATCCGGGTGGAGCTTCGGAGCGGTACAGTGGGACACCAGGAACAACACAACAGCATTGGCATGCCTCCGCGATTGTGGTTTTACTCAGGACGAGATCCACGGCATCGTTGACCAGACCATCGACGTGCGACCCCTGGCCGCAAAGCTGAAAGCCCACGCGGATGTGGTGGAGCGGTACGACGAGGCCCAGTTACAATACTGTCTCGATGGCGCCGGCCGGTTCCTGGAAAACTACGGCCTCCCCTGCGACGGCAACGGGGGCTTATTGGCCCTGGCCGATTACATCAACCAGTACGGCATGCCGGGCCTGGGTTCGGCGTCGTATTACCGCTCCCAGGGGCAACCGATCACTGCGGAAATGGTGTTGGACTTCAAACTGAAGATCACGAAGTACGGCAAAGATCACCCGGCCGACTGCCTGCGCCGGTATAACAACCTGATCGATGTACTCAAGACAGAAAACGCGTAACAACCGAGTGGAAAAGTTGCAGCAAGGCGTAACCCGCCTATCAAACAAATGGAGAGTGAGAAATGAAAAAGCTGATTCTGTTGGTAACGATGCTGGTTGCATGCATGGCCGTTGCGGCCTTTGGTGCTGATCCCGTCGCAGTGGTGGCCCCCGCCACCGTAACCCCTGCCGCCACCGTCGGCTTCCTCGATTGGTTCAAACAGAACACATCCCTGGTGCTGGGTGTGGCCCTGGCGCTGTCCGAACTGCTGGCGGCCATCCCGGCGTTCAAAGGTAACGGTATCCTGGATTCGATCATCAAGGGCCTTGTCGCGCTGTCTGGCAAGACCCCTCCGCCGGCGGCATGATCGCCCTTATTACTGCCATACTTGGGGTAGTTTCTATCGTACTTGAGCTATGGGTGCAGAACAGCCCGGCAAGGGCCACGGAGGAAAAGAACGATGAGGACGCCATATTCCGGCAAGAATGCCTTTCTCTGGATGCTGATGCTATCAATGAGCGTATTGATAACGTCTTGCGCGACAACCCCGCCGGTGATCCTGCCGGAGTCGGCAACGGTAGCGCTCAAGCAAGGGCAGACAGCCCCAAATGA